TGTCTGGCATATCTAAACCTGAAATTAATTTAGGTGATAAGTTTATGACCATATCTGCTGAAGGTAGTAAATCTAAAGTAAAATACTTTTACTCAGACCCATCAGTAATTGTGGCACCTACTAAAGAGGTAAATATGCCAGAAGCTGATGTTAATTTTACACTAACTGAAAGCACACTTGACCAATTGACAAAGATGGCTGCAATATTAAAAGCACCTGACCTTGCATTAGTTGGTGAACAAGGTGGCGATATAATCTTAAAAGTTTGTGACAAGAAAAATGATACATCAAATAATTTTGATATAGTTGTTGGCGAAGGTGCAACAGCAGATTATACTTTCTATTTTAAAGTAGAGAATATGAAAATGATATCAGGCGATTATGATGTAGCAGTATCTTCAAAATCTATATCTCATTTTAAAAACAAAAAATTACCTATTGAATATTGGATAGCTTTAGAGCCTGATTCCACTATTTCAAAATAATATTAATTTCTAAATTGTGAATAAGGTGAATTATGAGTACAGATTTTTTATGGGTCGAGGAATATCGACCAAAGACTATTAATGATTGTATATTACCAACATCATTAAAAACATTATTTACATCTTTCATTAAGAAAGGTGAATTATCTAATCTATTATTTTCTGGCACACCAGGCATAGGTAAGACCACAGTTGCGAAAGCATTATGTGAAGAATTAAACTGTGACTGGATTATGATAAATGGTTCTGAAGAAGGTGGTATTGATGTATTAAGAAACAAGATTAAAAACTTTGCTTCTACTGTATCACTATCTGGTGGTAAGAAAGTTGTAATATTAGACGAGGCAGATTATTTAAATCCTCAATCTACACAGCCTGCCATGAGAGGTTTTGTGGAAGAGTTTCATGCCAATTGTAGATTTATTTTAACTTGTAACTTTAAGAATAGAATAATCGAACCATTACATAGTAGGTTTTCTAATATTGAGTTTAAGATAAATCCTAAAGATAAACCTAAACTTGCAAGCAAACTATTTGAAAGAGCTACGTATATTCTCAAAGAACAAAATGTAGATTATGAAGAAAAAGTCCTTGCAGAATTAATTAAGAAACATTTTCCTGATTTTAGAAAACTAATAAATGAGTTACAAAGATATTCTGTATCTGGTGTTATAGACGCAGGTATCTTAGTTAATGTATCAGATGAAAATTTAAAGACATTAATTAATCACTTGAAGGCTAAAGATTTTACAGAAATGAGAAAGTGGGTTGTTCAAAACCTAGATAACGATCCAGTTAAAATATTCAGAAAGATTTATGATAATCTTTATGATAACTTACAACCTGAAACTATACCTCATGCTGTATTAATCTTGGCAGACTATCAACACAAATCTGCTTTTGTTGCTGACCAAGAGATTAACTTTGTGGCTTGCTTAACTGAATTGATGTCACAGGTTAAATTCAAATGAGTTATGAATTAAAAGAATATCTTAACGCCATCAACTTTACAAAGAAGAATCTTATGGATTCGGAAGATAAGTTATGGGCAAAAAAGTACCCAGCATTTATTGTCAATAAAATATTATCTGGTTTTCAAGATTGTATAATGCTCGTCAATGAAATGAATAGAAACCACTTCGTTGATAAAGATATGCAGTTCCATTTTCTGATAAATAGTATAAGAGCTAGAAAGCGATTTAGTCCTTTTTTGAGGGCTAGTAAACTAAAGGATTTGGATGTTGTGAAAGAGTATTATGGATATAGTAATGAAAAGGCAAAGGCCGCTCTTGATATCCTCACCAAAGACCAAGTGAAATTAATTAAAGAGAAATTATTTAAAGGTGGGAAAAAATGAATGAATTAGATAATAATTGGCAACCCGAGAAAATGCTCGAGGTTCAATTAAAAGAACCTGATGACTTTTTGAAGGTAAGAGAAACACTAACAAGAATTGGAGTTGCAAGTAGAAAAGATAAAAAGTTATTCCAATCATGTCATATATTACATAAACAAGGTAGATATTTCATTGTACACTTCAAAGAGTTATTTGCTTTAGATGGCAAGTCTGCTAATCTATCAGATAATGATATTGAAAGAAGAAATACTATAGCACAATTACTAAGTGATTGGGGCTTGATTGCTGTAATTAATAAAACAGTTGCAGAAAAGAAAGCACCATTATCACAAATAAAAGTTTTGTCATTTAAAGAAAAAGGTGAATGGGACTTACAAGCAAAATATAACATAGGTAAAAAAATAGAAGATGAAGGCACCGAAGTTTAGAGAGTTTATTACTGAAGCACCAGAGAATGGTAAGTATAAACTGCTTGTAATTACAGATGAGCCTGAAAAAGCAAAAACATTTCATACAGCAGATAGACTAAGAGAAGAAGCTGAAAAACTAGGTTGGAAATACTACCTGTATAAATTAACAGGTGGTTATACAACTAGTCCAGATGGCGCTCTAAGACTTCATAATAAAGATGATGACAAAGGTTTTGAAGTGTCTGGCACAGATACAGTTGCTATAATTCGTGGTTCAGTTACTAGAAAAGATAGTTGGATGGACATAGTTTCACTATTAGAAAAACACAGCGTATGTGTAGTAAACAGTAGGGAAACTATCAGCGTTTGTGCTGACAAATATAGAACATCATTAAGACTTGCTGACTATGGTGTTAAACAACCTGTAACACATCTAATAAACGATCCAGATAATTCAGAACAAGCATTTGAAAATTTAAATACACAATATCCAGTTATACTTAAAACATTAAGAGGTAGTAAAGGTGTTGGTGTATTATTTGTAGAGTCAGCAAAATCATTAGATAGTATTGTTCAATTAATACACAAACAAGATGAGGATGCTGATTTACTTTTACAAGAATATATTAAAACAGATTATGACGCTAGAGTATTAGTGTTAGGTGGTAAAGTTTTATCAACTATGAAACGACCTGTAATCGAAGGCGACTTTAGGTCAAACGTATCACAAGGTTCTAAACCACAAAAACTAGAACTAACAGAATTAGAAATCGAAGAAAGTTTAAAAGCTGCAAAAGCAGTAAATGGTTTATGGACTGCTGTTGATTTTATACCAAGTAAAAATAGAACAAAAGAGCCACCATTTATAATCGAAGTAAATTCATCTCCTGGTACTGAAGGTATGGAAGAAGCAACTGGTCGTAATATCAGTAAAGAGATATTAGAATTTTTTGCTGACAAAAAGAATTGGGTAAAAGTTCCTAGTGAGTGTGGCTATAAAGAGATTGTAACTATTAAACCATTTGGTGAAATTATTGCTAAGTTTGATACAGGTAATTCAGGTATGTCAGTTATTCATGCTGACAAAATGGATGTCAAAGGCAAAAAGGTTACATGGTCTTTACTAGGTAAAACTATTACAAGTGATATCATTCGTAAAGAAGAAATATCAGTAGGCGGTTTAAGAGATTATGAAGAAGATAGGTATGTAATAAAATTAAATGTAGAGTTTCTCGGTAGCATTTATGAAACCGAATTTACACTAGACGATAGAGAAGATAGAACACCAATATTATTTGACCGAGAGTTTATGAGTAAAGTAAACGTCTTGGTTAATCCAGATAGAAAATATGTGGTGACAACTAAATATAGTTTAGATTAGACGCTTTACAAATCAATTGTATTGTGTTATAATAATATGAAAAGGAGTGAGTTATGCCCAAAACACATCAAACAGAAAATCATCTATTCAAAGCATTAGTAAAAAAGTATGAGGCACAGATAGCAAAAGCTGTCGCAACATTAATTATTTACTTTGACAATCCTGTCGGTATAGGTGAACACCCACAGCACGTAGAAGAAATGGATAAACTAGTTGGCGAAATTGCGTCAGCAGAAGATAACTTAAAAGCATTAAACAAACATTTTAACAATACACAAATATAGTGAAATTTTATACTAGCGTTATACCTCACAAAGGCAAACTTTTAGTCCGTGGTGTAAACGAAGATGGCAAGCATAAGAAATATAAAATTAATTATCAGCCATCTTTGTTTGTGCCTGTGCAAAAAGAAACAAAATATAAAACGCTAGATGGTCGTTATGCAGAAAAGATTACACATGAAAGTATTTGGGAAGCAAAGAAATGGATTGACGAATACAAAGATGTAAGCAACTTTGAATATTTTGGTAATACAAGATATCAATATCCATATATTGCTGATGAGTTTCCTGGCAAGATAAACTGGGATATCAAACAGATTAGAATACTTACAATTGATATCGAGTGTGAAAGTGAGAATGGTTTTCCTGATCCTGATTTAGCAGAAGAGCCTCTTATTTGTATCACAGTAAAAGACCATGCCAAGAAAGCAATATTAGTTTTTGGTTGTGGCAACTTTGTCAATGACAGACCAGATGTTAGATATATTAAATGTTCTAACGAAACAGATTTAATTCATAGATTTACAGAATTTTGGTTATCATATCAACCTGATATTGTTACAGGTTGGAATGTAAAGTTTTTTGATATGCCATATCTGATGAATAGATTTAAATATATTATGGGCGAAGAATACATACAACAATTTAGTCCATGGGGTCAAGTAACAGGCGGTTCATCACTTGCATTAGGATATAATCGAACACAAAATTATTATGATATACTTGGTGTTGCATCCCTTCCCTTTCCCCTTATTC